CCTTTAAATTTACCTTCTTTTAACCTAAGGCACCAATGACCATCATCTTCATCTGGATGTGGAATAAATTCATAATAATCTTTAATCTCTATTGTCTGGCTCATTAATTTCCTCATCCAATTCTTGTATAATTTCTTTAGTATCAGTTATATTAATTCCATATAAAAACTTCTCTTGACAAAATTTATCAACAGATTTCATAACATCTTCAGTAAAATGTTTTTCTGGTTCACTTAATATTTGTTTTCCATAAAGTTTCAACCCAGTAGGAGTTTCATATCGTGTAGCTATCTTCTTAAAAACACCCGCCTCTTCTGCCAATTCTAACATACCATACCAACGATCTAATCCCATATCATAAGTAACAAGAGAGTCAATCATTTTATTTTCAACAGTTAGCCTAGATTTATAGTTTTTACAATGTATAATATTTCCAATTACATCAGTACCATCTTTCTCTTTTCGTTTTGAAAGTAAAACAATGGATGATGCGGCATACTTTAAACCCTGACCTCCACCCAATTCATCAGAGGCATATAATCCCATTGTTTTATATGTATGATTAGTTACTAAGAGAGGCACACCAGCTTTACCATATTTAAGTGTCAATACACGAAAAGCGCCCTTGATCAATTGTGCTCTAGTCATGTCTTTAACATCTTTTCCTTCTTGAATGTCACCCATTTCTTTTGTAGTTGACAACATCCCCAAAGAATCAAGGCACACTAATAAAGGCGCAGGATTATTCTCCTCTAAATGTTTATCTACAATACGTGTGGCTTGGTGGGCGAATTCTTGAATTGTTGAAACTGGGAAAACAACCATACGTGAAGAATCGATTCCTCGTGACTCAATCATATTTTTAGTTAGAGCCGATTCACTTTCAAAATATATGACCCCACCAGTAGGATTAGCTGTCAAGAAATGTTTAACAATTCCGAGAACAAAAAATGTTTTTCCAGTTGCCGTTTCCCCCGCAAAAGCAGTAATTTTATTAGAAGGTAGCCCTCTGTGTATGCTTCCAGACAATAAAGCATTGAGTGCATAACTTCCTGTATCAATATATTCTTCAACATCACCCGCCTGTATACCATCTGAAGCAAGGCTTGCATATTCATTTCCCGATTCTTTTATTACACTTCGTAAAAATTCACTCATAATTCTCCATTAATAATTTATTATTTCCATTGGTTTTCTATTGAAATTATATGATATCCCTCTTCTCTCATTCTATTAGCAAACTTCCACGCTTCTTTATGTGTTTCAAAACATCTGAATAGTTCACTTCCATGTATTACATCAATAGAGCGAGACCCCTTCAATGATGTATTTTTTTCACGTTCTAATTGCCTATAAGATTTTTGAATAACTCGTACACAAACATCACCTGGCATGTACCTCCTATTAAGTATATTTTCTTACAGCTTCTTCAAGATTTTTTGCCCAATTATCTGGCTCAATATCATATTTACCATCCTCTCCAGCAAACCCTGTTTTAACTCCTATAGAAGTCATCCCAGCATTTTTTGCTGCCAAAAAATCACTAGTAGAATCTCCTATAAACATACAATGTCTTAACTCTATTCCATGTTTTTTTGCTGCCATGTCAAATAGAAAAGTTCCTGGTTTTCTACAGGGGCAAGGAATACACATATTTTCATCCCAAGTTGGATCTGAATATTTAGGATAATGAGGACAATAACGAATTTCATCGATAACGGCATTAGCTTTTGAAAGCATTAACCTCAATTCAACATGAATATAAGTTAAGTCATAACGTGTTATTAAACGTTTAGCAATACATGATTGGTTTGTAACTACTATTATGTAATAACCTTTTTGATTTAATCTTTTTATTGCCTTATCAGAACCTTCTATTAATTGTAATTGTTCCGGCTTCAATACATAATTGGCAAAACCTTTCAATCTGTCCTCTTCTGGAATAGAAGTGCTAACATCTACATTAATTACACCATCACGGTCGAGGAATATAATTTTCATGAAAAGAACCCTTCCAAATTAGCTATCCTTTCAGTCTTCCATCCTATAGCATTTAAAATGATTTTTAATGGTTCGACAAATGTTTTTTCATATTGAGTTTCATAATCAATAAATTGATTTAAACCAAATTCATTAGGCAATCGATTCCCCATTGCAATAACCGTTTCGCCTGTGGGATTTGGTTTCTTTAAATATGCGAATTTAATCTTTTCTCCTTCTTGAATTAATGGATATTTGTTAGATAATTTATGTTTTTTTAATAACTTATTATATATTAATGACCCCTTTACGTGTATAGGAGTTCCTTTTATATATAACATATCTTTATCATAATATTTTCTCAGCCCCTTAACAGATCGAGGAAACGCAACAGCTTCAGGAGATAACATATAAAATTCTTCACGAAATTCTTCTATAAATTCTATAACATCATCTTCATTTGAATTCATAATTAACAAAAACGATTCTTTGAGTTTATTTCGACATACTTCAGGAGTTGATGATTTTATGGCCTCTAATCCCATCATTTTTAATTTTGGTTTGGCATATTGTACACCTTCAGAATTATGAACATTCAGAATATATCGCTTCTTCGCCACCCATATTGCTCTATCTACCAGAACCTCTCTTTTCATATACATTTTTTGTTCATAAGCATTCAAATATTCTGCGAGCCTTGTATAACAATTATCAATTATATGTTGAAATTTTTCTGTACATATTTTATCCAAAAATTTAATAATCTTGTTTTTGTCCGATTTATCTTTAAACACTTTATCTACAAGACCACTTAAATTAACATAAATCGAATCCGTATCAGAAGCCAACACATAATCAGCCCCATTTGTTTTTAATAAATTATTCAAATATTGATTCACTTCTCGTTCCACCCAACGGATAGAAAGTTGACCTCCATATGTTACAGCCTCAGCTAAACGAATATCAAAGAATCTGAAATATTGATTGCCAATAGCCCCATAAGCTGAATTAAGAGAAATCTTTTTTGCCATTTGTATATTATTAAATTTAGATATCTCATTAATTAACTCTTTTCTATTTCCCTGACCAGATTCTAATTTTTTAGACGCCTCAATCATTTTTGATTTATATTTGACCCGATCATTATACATCTTTTGCATCATTTCGGGTAAGAATCCTTGTTGTTTCCGATCAAAATAATGACCATTAGGAGCAAGTGTATAATCCAATTCTTTCAGTTTTTCTTGTCCATGAAATTTATTTTCTAATAAATCGTCTATTGTAAAATTTTCATGTCCACTAGCCAAAGTTTCCGGGCTTATGTTATATTGGATTATCAAATGTGGGTATAATGAATTCAAATCAAAACTAACAACCCAATCATGCATTCCAACAGAAGGATCCTTTACATAGGCTCCAGCATAAGAAGAACTTTTTAATATAGATTGTTTAGGTGGGATAACTATACCTTTTCTTAGGAGATGATTATATATCAATACATCCCACATACGAACTTGCATATATACATCAGAATAATTCACCCGTGCATCATATGCCATCGCAATAGCGAGGTCTATCAATTTCATCTTTTCATCCAACGCATCAACTAATAAAACATCTTTTACATTGTAATCAATAAATTTTTGATAATCTAATCTGTAAAGTTGATGTAAAGTATCAAATTCGGAATAATCTAATTTTTTTTCTCCTAATTCAACAAAGGCAATATGATCAAGTCTGTAACTTTCGGATGCCTGATATGTAAATTTTTTGTATAGGTCTATATAATCGAGAATTGAAATGCCCACCAATTCAAATGCTTGGTGTTCCCTACCTCCCATGCCATAAATTTTTCTTTCTTTGACAATGTTCCAAGGAGAAAGTTTTTGAGATGTTTTATTATTGAATAGTCTAGAAATTCTATTAACAAGATATGGAATGTCAAACAATTCTACATTCCAACCAGTTATTACATCTGGGCCAATTTCTATCCATTTTTCAATAAACCGAGTTAATAAATCAGTTTCATTTGAACATTTAATATATTCTACGTCAAGATTTGAATTATTATAATCGCCGCAACCATAAACAAATATGTTACCATTTGACTTTATACAAATGGCAACAATTTCTTCATTAGCATCTTCGGGTTTTGGAAACCCTCTTTCAGATCCAACCTCAATATCAATATTTGCTACAACAATTTTTGATATATCATAGTCTAATATTTCTTCTGTAAATTCTTCTGCAATATATGCATAATGAAATTGAGATATTCCATAAAACGAAAAATTTTCTACGCCTTCATATCTTTTAATAAAATCTCTTGTTTCTTTGATACTTCCGGGTTGAATTTTTTCTACTCCATTTCCATGAAGTGTTTTAAATTTGGAGGGCTTGGGGGAAGGTACAAACATGGAGGGTTTGTAATCTATACGATGCTTATATTTTACACCATCTTCAACACCTTTAACTAGAATTTGGTTTCCATAGAGTTGAACATTTGTATAGAATTTCATAATATCACTTAAAATATAGAGTTTTCATTCTCTATAGTATAACACAAAAAATTGAAATGTAAAGCCTTTCTTATGATGAAACAAAACCATTTTTATATTGAACTCCACTTTTAGTTTTGAGAGCCGTCAATATCGATCTACGATTTCCCATCAAATTGTAACTACAATGAACCCATCCACTATTAGGGTCCTTACCATCATAAAATTCTAAAATTAGTTGATCAAAATCTAGATTTTTCGAAATCCATTTTGCTAAATCAGGATTTGGTGTAGAAAAACTTTCAAAATCTGCCGCCTGGCCATTGCAGTGCTGACTCGTTTTTGATCCTCCTACTTTTGCATTTAATGCTGGACTTCTATAACCAGAATTAATCGTAATAACACCAAACTGTTCTCTTACTGGTTGTAAAATATTAATTGCAAGATGTGTCATATTCACTAAATGATAATCATTGGGTGAATTATCTACTCGCAATCGTTCTGCTGTTGCACTCTTTACCATTTCTGAGAGTGCAAAGTTCTTTGATAATCTTATAGTCTCAGCCATTATAAAACTCCTGTTTTTTCAATATCCATAGATCCAGTAGTAGGATCATACTTAACCGTAAAGGTTATTTCTAATGGTTTAATTGTTCCATCTTTTAAATTGATAGAAAGTTTACCTTCTACAGCTCCCATTAATGCATCTTTTGCATTCTCAAAAGTATGTGTAGGATCATCCTTTACAACTTTATCTAATTCTTTCTTAGCTTTTTCTGGAAGAATATCATCAATCATTTTT